CATGTGCAGCCATCATCGGCATGCTCCTGACGTTGGTGCTCAAGCTGTGATGTGGATCCAATCAGCATCTGCCTACTTGCAGCAGGCTTGGTCAAACAGATTCAAGCTGGGTGCGAGCTTTACAAGCAGGCTAAAGAATCTTTTGTTGAGATCAAGAGAACCGCTGATGAGGTTGTTGCCATTGGCAAAGAGGTGCATGGATTTTGGGGTCAGCTCCTTGCGTTCTTTGGCAGCAAGCCAAAGCCACAAGTTGCAAAGCCTGCTGGCAAATCTAAGAAGTCGGACTATGTCGCTGTTGACGAGACTCAAGTCAAGGTTGACATTGTTTCTAACCTCACACAATTCTTCAAGCTCCAAGAACAACTAGCAGCACACATCAGGGAAGAGGAAGAAAAAAGCAAATCAGTCTACGACCCTGATCAGAATTTGATGGAGGCTGCGCTCAAGCGAGTGATGGCCCAGCAAGAGATGGACAACTTGGTGGTACAGATCAGAGAGTGCATGGTCTACCAATCACCTCCCGAAATGGGCGCTCTGTATAGCGAAGTGTTCAGCATGAAGGACAAAATTGAAGAGGAGCAGACGCAAGCAAGGTTAAAGGAAGAGGCAAAGAAGAGGCAGGAACTATGGCTACGCAAGGAAGAGGAAAGAAACTTCCAGCTAAAGTTAGCATACCTAGTAGCGACTACTATATTCCTCCTGTACCTGTGGCTGTGGCTCCTGTTCGTCAGTCAGTTAAGGAAGACATAGTGGCTGCGATTCTGTTGTGTTTGTTTGTGGCCCTCCTGCTTCCGCTTGGGGCAATACTTTATCTGGACATCTTGGAAACAAAGAATGAAGTCAAGCAGGAACTTGTTAAGGTCGAACGGTTAAGAAGGCAAATTGAACAGCAACAACGAAAGGAGAAAGACAAATGAACGTGTATGAGATTTGGATTCTGTCGGTCTTGCTGGTGGTACTGACTGGCTGCGAAGACCGCTATAGGTATCCATGCCAAGACCCACTCAATTGGTCTAATGCTGAATGCAAGCCGCCAATTTGTACAGCAGCAGGAACTTGTCCAGAGATGCTTGTTAAACCAGAGGAGAAAAAGTAATGGCTACCATTGGATATAAACCTAATAACCGCCTGACAGTAGATGAAATTGAGGTCAGGGTATGGGCATTTGTTATCGTGGTCTTGGTGACCATCCTGCTGGCATCCATGGGGATGTTTCTGTACTCGGTTTCGTTTGTCACCCAGCCTATGAATGGCGCAATGGCGGCCATCGATAAGGTGTACACCCAGCAGATCAGCACCATCATGGTCTTCATCACTGGTGTGCTTGGTGGTGTAGCTGGACGCTCTGGTGTCAAAGCAATAGCCAATGCAAGTGCCAAGGCTGAAGCCAACGACAACGAGCCACCAGCACCATGAGCCTGTTTAATCCTTGGGTGATACTCGGCATCGTCATGGCGGTGCTGTCTGCTGCCGGCAGCGGGTACTACAAGGGCCAGCATGATGAGGTCACAAGACAGCAACTAGAGATTGCCGAACTCAATGCCCAAGCAAGGGCCAAAGAACAGGTTCTTATTTCTGCTGTGACTACCCAAGCAACAAAACTTCAAAAGGCTAATTACGATGCAAAAATTGCTGCAAAGGAGCGTGATGCTGCTATTGCCTCTGGTAATCTCAAGCTGCGGCTTCCTGTTAAAACCCCCGTCTGCCCCGTACAAACCGCCGGAGATCCCGCCCCTGCCGCCGGAGATAGCGTTCAAGCAGGAGCCGAACTTGACGCAACGACTGCTCAATCTCTTGTCGCCATCACCGACCAAGGAGATGCCAACACCCGACAGCTTAACGCCTGCATCGATGCCTACAACGCCGTCTACCAAACCTTAAGGAGTAAACCATGACACAACTGACAGCTAACTTCTCATTGCATGAACTGACCAAGTCAGAGACTGCCCTGCGCATGGGCTTTGACAATACGCCCGGTGAAGCCGAGACTGAAGCCCTTCGCCTACTGTGCGAGAACGTGCTGCAGCCGGTGCGCGATCACTACGGCAAAGGCGTGAAGGTGAACTCTGGATACCGCAGCCCTGAGTCCAATGCCGCTGTTGGTGGCAGCAAAACATCAGACCACTGCAAAGGAATGGCTGCTGACATTGAGATCCCCGGCGTGGCCAACGCAGAGCTGGCGCAGTGGATCATGGACAACCTTGAATACACCCAGCTCATCCTTGAGTTCTACACACCCGGCATTCCTGACAGCGGCTGGGTGCATGTGTCATACGACCCAGCCAACCTCAAGAAGCAAGAGCTTACCGCCACCAAAGTGGCAGGTAAGACTCAGTACTTGCCGGGCTTGGTGGCTTAATTACTGTGCGGCACCCAGCGCTTTGATGCGCTGGGTATAGCTGGCCGTGTGCCGGATACGCTTGACCATGTCAATGCGTGCGATGGTGTCTTCGTTGACTACACGCAGCTCCTTCAGCACGGTCATGCGCTCACGGGCTGGCCGCTTGCCAGCTTTAGCAGTCTTGTCGGCCAGATCTTCGTAGGCATCTTGCCACTCATCCAAGCTGTTGTGAACTGAATAAGGATCTTCCTTGCCGGGGACCATGAGAGCGTAGCCAATCGGCTGCACACCATCCTGCTGGACAACAGGCTGCACCACCACTGGCTCTGGCTCAACCGTGTCGGCAAACGCGGCCTCAATGATGACTGGATTGCTGGTCATTGCCGGTATGGCCACGGGCTCCGGCTTGGCCACCAGATCCAACGGGTTGGCTGGCTTGGCCACGGGCTGGGGCTTGGCCTCATCAGGAAAGTCAGCTGCCTCTTCAGCGCTGATCAAGCCCTTGAGCACATCAGGGAAGGCATCGCGCAGGGCAAAGCCGCGAGCTCGCATCTGCATCATGCGCTTGGGGTATGCCGACCATGGGCCCTGCTTGGCCCACAGGCCAGCTCGCTTGGCATCTTCAACGCTGAACTTGGCAACAACCGGCTTGCGATTTTTTCGCTTGGCAATGCAGACGGCCACCGGGTTGGGTGTGCCTTCGTTCTCAAAGTATTCCTCAACATCCTCACAGACCGCGCTGGCCTGCACCAAGGCCATCATGGCATCGCCGTAAACCGATGGCTTGCCGTTGATCACCGCGATGTTCTGCAGCGCCTGCATGGGTGCCAGCCCCATCTCATAGCCCCACTGCACGCAGACCAGAATGTCTTGGGGCTTGCCTTGGTAGGCCTTGGGCACCATGCTGGAGCTGGCCAGCATGTCGCTGAATTGGATGGCCTCGGTGAGGGTGGCTGGCGCAAAGCCCCTGTTAGTGGTTGTTAGTTCCATTTGGTTCTCTCTCAGTTAAGTAGGTTTGCATAGTGGTGAAGATCAGATCGACCATCGCGTTAACGAAAGCCTCGGCATCCTCTTCGGTCAGATCTTCCTTGTCGATCACATCGAGCAGCGCCAAAACGGCTTTCTCATATGCATGCAAGATTGCTGGAGTGTCAGGTAGATTCACGACTGCTCCTTAATGCTCAGCGTGGTCTGGCGCACAGAGTAGGCTTCCTTGGCTGGCACCAAGCGCTCGGCTGCCGCCTTGTAGTTGCGCATGGGCCAGCTGATGACGTACTGGCCAGCTCGACCACGCTCAGCTTGGCCAAGCTGCTCCTTGATCAGCTTCTCGGCATCATCAATGCTGGCCTCGGCTGCCCTGATGGCTGCCTTGTTTTCAAGGATCCCCTTGGCCAAATCACCTATGTTGGGTGGAAGATCAATCTCTTCTTTGGTTGCTGCTGTAGGGTAGATGCGATCCATCTCCTTGCTGGTCTCAGGTGGGTACCAGTCTATGGCGCCAGACTCGCGGTAGGTTTTCAGCTTGTGGTCAAAGGCCAGCACAGATTTGATGATCTCCTTTTGGGTTTCGTGGTGCGGTGCAAACAGGAACACGCGCAGCTCAATGCCTTGGTAGAGCACGCAGACCGCGCCCCATCTGTGGCCGGTGATCAGCATCTGGCCTTGCAGCTGGATGGGGCCACGGGCAAGGTGGGGCACATCTTCTGGCATCATCTTGGTGAGCTTGGCTTCCAGCACGCCGGGACCGTTGAGAATAATTGAGTCTTGGCCAACCACATACAGACCCTTGTCGGGGTCGGTGAAGATCTCTTGGCCAAGCCCAAAGCCAATGCCATCCAAGCTGCATGACAAGGGGATGGACTCATGGGTGTAGGCCTGCCCGATCTGGGTATCGAAGTCGGTGATCCCCAAGCGCTTGGCTGATTCGATCAGGATCACTGGCTCCAATGTATTGCCCCAGCCCATGGCTTCGTTGCCAATGTCGGGGCGCTCTTTGCCATCAATGGCGTTGATGCTGAACTGCAGCTCATCATTAGGGGTGCTGTACTTGCTGAAGCCCATGAGGCCGGGTAAGCGCGATGCGCTCATTGCTTTATCGTCGGTCAGTTTGCCTGCCATTTTTTACTCCTGTAGTTGATAAACACGCACCACTCTGGCATGCGCTTGGGGGTGATTGGCCTCAACAAGGCCAACCTTGACGAACTGCTTGGTGCGAAAGACCGCGCCCAAAACAGATGGGTGGAGGTGCGCGGGGATCTGGACCCGCTCGCGCACATCATTGATGCTGACGCTGCCACGCTGGCGGCAGACCTCGGCTGCGACAACTCGGCACCGTGCCAAGAAGTCGGCATCGCGCTGCTCAAACAGGTCGAGCTGCGCATCCCGGATGATCTGGCCAACCTTCATACGAAGATGATCACAACCACAGCAATGACTGCAACCACATACAAGACCATGTCGGCAGCTGCGGCTGCTCTGGTTTCAAGCGGGTGTGCTGGCGGCAGCAAGGCACGCTGCAGGCGCAGCATGTCGGGGTCTGATTCTGGGGTCAGGGCAGGCTCATAGGATGAGCCGATGATCACTTTGCCGGTGTCGATTTTTTTGGCCATGGTTTACTCCTTAGATACGTTTGAGAAGGTTGGACACCTGTGAGGCGTTCCAGTTGGTATTGCCGCGTGGTGTGGCCACGCCGCGTGCTTGCAGGGCTGCTGCGATATCGCGCATGGTGT